TGTTAGGTACAAGGGTAATAAAATCTGAGCTGGAAGTTGTGAGTAATCGTTAATCTCACATCCCACCTAATTTCAAACTTTAAATAGTGGCTCTGATTCTTAGTCCTCACTTATAAATGACTTAAAGATGATGAGTCACTATTTATTAATAAGAAACGAAAGGAAAGAATATGCTAACCAATAACCGACTACATTTTTTGTTGGGTGTATTAGTGACATCATTATCAGTTGTTATATATATGGAAACAACTGTATATGAACCAATAGAAATACCAACTAAAACAGAAACCATAGTTCGTATGGTTAATGTTCCATTCACACCAAGTGATTATACAAAACAAGCAGAAGAGATTAATTCTTCTTTGAATAAATCTAAACTCAAACACATACTTATCTATATAGAGGCTCTCTGTTGGGAGTATGGGGTTGATTATGAAATGGTTAAAGCCGTGATACAAACTGAATCTGATTGGAATCATAAAGTTGTTTCCACTAGTGGGGCAATAGGTTTGATGCAAATATTACCATCAACAGCAAAGTCAGAGTTCAACACACCTAAACAAGATTTGTTTGACCCGTATGTAAATGTAACTGTTGGAATAAAATACCTATCTAAGTTAGATAGTCACTTTGATGATTTAGAATCTACACTTACCGCATATAGTCATGGTCCTACTGCCACTAAAAAGTATTCACCCACTTATGTAAATAATAATTTTTATGTTAAAAGAGTATTTAAGAATCTAAAATGAACATCGCTACGATAGCTGGACATCTAGCATTTGGTCTTATTGCCTTTTCCTTTTTGGTTAAAGACATTTTATACCTACGAGTAGTTTCCATTCTCGCTAGTCTCTTTTCTGTCTTTTACAATTATACTATACCAGCCGAACCAATGTGGATAGCAGTAGGATGGAATTTTGTTTTTATTGCTCTTAATTTATATCATGTCGCTGTTCTTATATATGAAAAGAGACCTGTTAAGATGTCTCCTAAAGAAAAAGAATTATACGAAACTATGTTTCGTGGTTTATCACCAGTAGAGTTTTTAAAGATTACTAAAGTTGCTGAATGGAAAGAGTTTAAATCACCATTACCAATCATACAACAAGGTAAACCGGTAAAAGATTTAATCCTTATCTATAACGGATTAGTAGATGTTATCGTTAATGATAAGAAAGTAGCCGAACTAAAAGATGGTCAGTTTGTAGGAGAGATGTCTTTCCTTACAGAGAAACCAGCAACAGCAACTTGTAAGGTAGAACATAATGCTGAATGTTTAGTTTGGAAACAAAAAGAATTTAAAGATTTATTAAAACGAAACCCGTCTTTGTACTTCACAATACAATCGCTTTTAAGTGAACAAGTTTCTAACAATTTAGTTTCAAGTTCTCAAAAATAATGCTTGACTTAATGGTTATTTATTTGTATATTATTATGGATACTTAAATAGGTTATCGTTCTCAAAGAATTTGAATCTCATTTTAAGAGGTTCTCAAGGGGCATGGTTCTTTCTTCCTTTCTTCCATGCCCCTAAATTTTAAATAATAATAATAATAAATAAGAGGTTAATAATGAATAAAAATAAAACAATTGATCTTTCTCAATTCGAATTATCAGCAGATGATAAAAGACAAATGAAGTCTATGGACAAATTGTCGTCATCTACTCCTAATTATAAAGAAAACAAGAGAGTCAATCTTGATTACTTTAATGAAGGCGAATTAGATGATATTGCTGTTGATGATTTATCCGAGTGTGATGGTCGTGAAGACCTAAAAACATTAGGTGATATTGGAATGGATGTATATTAAAATTTAAAATCTTAATACTTAAATATAAGTGATTTGGTTGATTGGCAGACTATTTATGAGTATATGGAACATAAAGAACAAAAAGAAAATAACGAACAAATCATTAAAGTATTATCTTTCATTTTAAGCAGATTAGATACTTTGGAAATTGAACAGTCGAGACATAAAGAAATGTTTTATAAAGTCCGTAAGAATTTAACTGATGCTAATGATTTAATAAATCAAATACTTGATGTATTAGAGATAGAGAATCCAGAATTGTATAGTAAAACTATACAACAATTTAAGGATACTTATATGAAAGATTTAGTTACTATGCTAGATAAGCACATTGAAGAATTAGATGATTTGAATGATGGTCAAATTCTTGAATTATTAACTAACATTGTAGGAGACGCTTAATGCTAAACTCAGAAATGATAATCTTTTTAGAAGATTTAAAAAGTTTGTTATTGGATATAGAATTAGATGAAGAAGAAAAAAACGAAATACTTATAGAAGTCCTAGATTTGATAGATGATAAAATACTAGATTTAGAGTCATAATTGTTACATTATATAATTACCATTACATTAGGAATTGTTGCCACCTTTTTAGGCGTGGTAACTTTCTACGCATTACGCCGTATCAATGCATACGAAAACATAATACTAAACATAAGCAATACTATAGAATCAATAAAACTTCAACTTAAAACTATAGATGATAAAGGTACATTTGAATCCGATGATGAAGTTGGTTTTTTCTTTACTGAAATAAAGCAACTTGGAAATGAATTAAATAGTCTATTTGAAACCGAGGTTGAAGAAAATGAAAAAAAGACGAAAGAAAAGTAAAGTTTATTTTGGTACACCAGTACATGATGCTATTGTAAGATATAACCAATCTGATGATCCTATAGTAAGAAACAAAATTTATACTGAAGAGATACATGCGGCATTTCTTAAGTTAGCAGAAAATATAATTAATACTTTTAAGTTTAGTTATTTTAGTTATGGGTTTAGAGACTTACAAGAAGAAGTAGTTTCTAATCTCGTTATCAACATGCATAAGTTTGATGAGACTAAAGGTTCAAAGGCTTTTAGTTATTTCTCTGTGGTAGCAAAAAACTATCTTATACTAAATAATAATGCTAACTATAAGAAGATGAAAATTCACGATGATATTGATGTGTTGTATGGTCATGGTCATGATGATGAAACTATAGAAAAAAATCCATCTAAAGATGTATTTAAAAAAACTATAGATTATTTTGATGAAAATTTAGAAAGACTTTTCCCAAAAGAACAAGATAGGGATATTGCTGAATCAATAATATATCTATGTAAGAATAAAGATAATATTGATAACTTTAATAAAAAAGCAATCTACATTATGATTCGTGAAATGACAGATGTTAAAACATCTAAAATAACTCAAGTCACTAATACCTTTCGTAAAATATATCCTAAAATTCAAGAAGAAGTTCTTACTAGGGGACATATTGACAACCTACGATATACAGGTTCTTTAGTATAATATTTTAACCATACTATATTTATAGGTATGGAAAAAGATTTTAATATATTCGGTGATAAGAACTTCTCGGATTTATCTAAGGAAATATACGAGAATAATAAACTCAAAAAGACTCAAATTGATCTTTTAATTCAAGAGGTACATGGTTACATACAAGGTATAGAAGATATTGCTATTGTAGGTCCTATTATTAAGGAACTGATGGATGTCGGTATAAAGAATGATGATAATCTTGTAAAACTAGCTACTATATATCAACGGATAATGTCCAAACAACCTATTGATGATAGCGATGTTGGTTTATTATCAGAAGAAGAAAAAGAACAACTTATGGCAACTCTTGAAGATGTATCAAATGATTTGCAAAAAAAGAGTGATGAAGTTGTTGATATGACAAAGATAAGACAAAAATATGGTGATTCGTAATGAATTATATAGATCCTGATGTTGCTAATCAATTAGGAATTCAAAATCAAGATTCTAATTTATTACCTGAATTTACTTTCCATCATGGTCATGTCGAACAAGTAATAAACACTCCTGATGATTTATCAGCATCTAATTATTTATTATCCAATGTATCTTCTAACATTAGTCAATTAATAGTTATTACTTCTACTTTTGAAGGAAATGTAAGTGCTAATTATTTAAAAAATAAGATAGTATGTCAACCACTCTTAAGAGGATTTTCTGATTCCATAGCAACTGGAGATAGTGTTATTTATACAAAAATAGGTGAGGTTAATTATTATTTAGGTCCATTAAATACAACTAATAATCCAAATTATACTCCAGATAGTTTTTATGAGAAAAAATCTAATACTGTTAATATAAATACAGATGATAGAAAATTTGATGAGAATGGATATAATGTAAATTATATTAAAACTCAAGTAGAAAAAAATTATAAAGATAAAATTTTAGATTTAGATAGACCATATGGTACTGGAATCGGAGAAGTAGGCTCTGATGCTGAAATTGAATCTACATATTCTGATTTAACTCTTGAAGGTAGACATAATAATCATATAACGATTGGTTCTCGATTTTTCAATCCATATACGATAATAAAAAATAATTCAACATTATCAAATCAAGGTTCTGTTATAGGTTTATTATCAATGGGTAGTTTATTGCAAAATAATATTGATTATGATGGGTTATCAAGTGATTTAGTGGTTCAAGAGGCAATAGAAATTGGAACAGATAGTTATCTAGGTAATTTTATCGGAATAGGAAATGATTCTACAGAAGCAGAGGGTATACCTCGTCAAGATATATTTAATCTTAATTTTGCTGAAGTGACAGATGATATAAATAATCAAACTGATTTTGATCAAATTATTATTTTTTCAGATAGGATTACTTTTGATGCTACATCAAATGATCTTACAATGTCTGCTAAAAGAAATTTAAATATAGGAACTGGTCAAAATATATCTATAACATCTAAAAAGCACACAGTTATTCAATCAGAGAATATTTATTTAGGAGTAGAGTCTCAAAGTAAAACAGAACCTATTGTATTAGGTGAAGAATTAAGAAAAATTTTGGAAGATATTGTCAATGTAATTAATAGTGCTCATGCCCTTGTTCAGGGTGTTCCGTTACCACTTGTGGATCCTACTGGAGCTCCTCTGAGATTGGCATCAGCAACAGCTAATTCCATACAGAGTATTGAAGAGATAATATCAAAACTGGTAGTAAGAGAACAAGATGATGATGGGGTTTATCAAGATGGTCCAACACCATTTTTAAGCAGACATCATTTCATAGAAACTAATAGGGGTTAAAATGAAGGTTAATATATTTAAGAAGTTAATTAGAGATATTATAAGAGAAGAGTTAGATTATAAATTTTCTGCACTTGAAAAAAAGTTAAATGAAGTGTTAGATAATAATAGATCTGATATTATAGTTGAAGATAAGGTAGCACAACCTACCGCATCTCCATCTCCAAAAGTGCCAGCATCGGCAGCCGGAAATGTTAATCCGGCAGCTCCACTTACAAAAGATTCTATTCTTAATGATATCTTAAATGAAACTGCTCATAGTGGTGAATGGAAAAATATCGAAAAAGAAGCACAAGTTGAATCTGTAACAGATAATACTCAAGGACTTCCTGATTTCTTATCAAATGCTATAAACAAAGATTATTCAGAAGTAATGAAAAAAGTAGAAGAGAAGGCAAAGTTTAATCGTGGGGCTTAAATCAGATATATACGATGCTCTTATAAAGAACTTGACTCCTGATCAAGAGCAAGATTTTAGCATGACATCTGATGGGATGAAAAAAGTAGATGTTTTGGCTGAGGATTTGTCAAAGGCAATAATTGACTTTATAACAGCTCAAACCTTTAGAGTTGATAAATTAAGTGCACCAGTGTTACAGACTACAATACAGGGTTTGAATGGTGGGGCACCGATACCAGCGCCAGGTCCTCCTGGTGCAGGAGCGATTGCTCCAGGAACTCCGATAACATTAGCAAGTGCTACTGGTCATTCGGTTAAAACAACTGCGGATGTAGATGCTACAGGAAGAGCAAGTAATGGGGCTATGGATGCTAAAGCTAAATCAGATTCATCCGAGGTTAGACTTAGAAAAATGGAAGTAGTGGAAAAATAAAATGCCAATATTAGACAGAAGAAAAGATAGATTTATTGAAGACCAAGACACAAGAGTTTCGGTTGGTATAGATTTTCCCTTTGGAAGAGTTACTGGTGGTGATGGGTATTTTAAAACTACAAAGACTACTGTAGAATCTATTAAAAATAATATTAAACTTCTTTTACAAACTAATCAAGGTGAGAGAGTGTTTCAACCAAATTTGGGAATGAATTTACGAAACATTTTATTTGAACAGATAACAGAAGATACTGTTATAGAAATAGAAAATAACATTGTTGATGTTTTTGAAAGATGGCTTCCTTTTGTAGAGTTAAGAAATATCACAGTAAAAGAGAGGCATGAGTTAAGTCAAGTGACTATTAAGATACAATTTAATATTAAAAGAGCACCTAATTCATTAGAAAGTGTTCAGGTTACATTTGATGGTGTTGGTGGTGGAGAATCAGCATCAGAAGAAACTAGTGGGGCATACTAATGGCATATACAGATAAACAAAAAATAATACCAACTAATGTAAATTACACTAGTAAGGATTTTAGTACAATTAAAAATGATTTAATTGAATATACAAAATCTTACTTTCCTAATACATATAAAGATTTCAACGAGACATCACCTGGTATGATGTTAATAGAATTATCAAGTTATGTTGGTGATGTACTTTCATATTATATCGATTACAATTATAAAGAAAATTTATTAACAACTGCATCAGAGAAAAGAAATATAAGAAGATTATCTGAATTTTTAGGATATAAACCAAGTAACAAAACACCATCCGTTGTTAGATTAAAAGTAGAGACGACAATTAATGCTGATGGGACTACTGGAGAACCACTTTACGGCACTGCTCCATCGGCTATTGATACTGGATTACAAGTTGTTTCTAATGTAGATGATAAAGCTATTTTTGAAACAACTGGTGAAATAGACTTTACAGCAAGTGGTTCTAATGATCCTGCAATTAGTTCTCCAACATTGGATGCAAATGGTGAGGCTAGTACTTATACATTAACAAGATATGTACGAGCTGTATCTGGTGAAACAAAAACAAAATCTTTTACTATTACAAGTCCCACTAAGTTTTTAGAATTAGATTTGGGGGTAGATAATTTAGTAGAAATAACTAATTGTGTTGATAATTCTGGACAAAAATGGCATGAAGTTGAGTATTTAGCACAAGAAAAAGTTTTAAGACAAACACACTATAGTGATTCTAATGCAGATACAGTTTCTGGATATAGAGTTACTGCGTATGACCAAGGCAGTTCTACAGATACTATTTCTCCTATACCTATTCCATATGTTGCTGAATATATAAAAACAAATAAAAAATTTACTACTAGATTTGATGAAGACTCACAAACTTATAAAGTTCAGTTTGGAAACGGATTATTTAGATTTAGTAATTCGGGTTCAAATGTAGATCCTGTAGAGCAAGCTGGTGTCCAAATAAATGGAACAAATGTTGGAGAAATTCCTGGTGCGATAAGTTCTACAATTGGAAATAATATGAATTTGGGAGAAACTCCAGCAAACACTACAATGACTTTTACTTATAGAGTTGGTGGTGGTCAATCTTCTAATGTTCAAGTTGGGGAACTTACAACTGTTAACAATCCTCCTGATGGTGTGACTATATCGGTAACAAATGATGAACCAAGTGTTGGTGGAACTGATGGGCAAACTGTAGATGAAATTAGAAATAATGCAAGTGCTTACTTTGCTACTCAGATGAGATGTGTTACAAAAGAGGATTATACTGCTAGAATATTAAGTATTCCATATAAGTTTGGTAGTATTGCTAAATGTTATGTAGAGAGAATGGATGGTGGTACTCTTTTAGTTAATACTTTATCTTATAATCAAAATAGACAACTTGTACAAACACCACAACTTGTATTACAGAATGTAGCTACTTACCTTAATCAATTTAGAATGATAAATGATCAACTTGATTTTGGATTCACTTTAAATAATAATTTATTTTCTGGTTATTTGATAAATTTCGGAGTTCATTTTGAAGTAAATTATGACCGAAGATTCAATCCATCTGAAGTTAAAGTAAAAGTAATTGATACTATAAAAGATTTCTTTAAGGTAGGAAAAATGCAGTTTAGACAATCGATTAATATGAATGATTTACAATATAATATATTAGGGTTAGATGGAGTTATTGGAATAAAGGAATTGAATTTATTCCAAGATGGGAAGCCTGGTGAATATGCTGAAGGTAGACAATTATATTATTATAAGGGTGATGGTGAAGTTGTTGGTAGTGATAGTAGTTACGGGTTTCAGTATAGTTTTGAAGGTGCTTTACAAGATGGTGTATATAGGCCATCGATAGCACCTGCTGTATTTGAATTAAAGAATCCTAATCAAGATATATACGGGAAAGTAATATAATGCATAAATATTTTTTTACGACCAAAGATGCCTTTATAAGTAGTGGTTCTGATGCTATTACGGGCGATGATTTCAAAGATAAAAATACAGGCCAAGATGAAGTTCTTGAATTAAAGAAAGTCTTTTTTGATAGAAACTTTTCCTATCAAACTCGTTTATTACTTCAGTTTGATACCAGTGAGATAGAGAATTACATCAGTTCTTCTGTATTACCATATGATTATAAATTAAATCTTAGGCTTTATGAGACTGAAGGTACAAGTGGTTTAAGTGAAGACTATAAAATAGCTGCTTATCCTTTAAGTGAAGAATGGGATGAGGGTGTAGGTAAAGAATTAGATAGACCAAAAACAACAGATGGTTGTAGCTGGTTGTATAGAAAGAACAGAGATGGTGCTTCTCAAATAAGTTGGAATACTTCTGGTGGAACTTATCTAAGTGGTAGTAATGAATCAACACAATCATTTTCATCAGAATCACCTGATATAAACATGGATATAACTGATATTGCTAAAAATTGGTTCGATGGTACTAATAGTAATTATGGTTTAATGTTGAGATTTTCTGGTAGTAGAGAAACATCAACTGGTAGTTTTGAAGACCTTAAATTTTTCTCAAGACAAACCAATACAATCTACTCTCCAAAGATAGAATTAAAATGGGATGACCATTTACCAGCAACTGGTTCAAATACAGGTAGTTTAACTTCTTTAGATGTTAGTGGTAATGTTGAAAATTATTTATATCCAATACATTTTAGGGAAGCATATAAAGAAAACGAAACTGTTAAGTTTAGATTTGGTGCTCGTAAAAGATATATACACTATTATAGATATGGCAACAAATGAATCAGTTGTTCCATTTAGTGCTTACACAACAATGAGTTGTGATACAACTTCTAACTATTTTAAACAAGACCTAAATGCTTTTGAACCTAATCGTGCTTATAAGATTTTAATAAAAGTAAAACATGACGATGGTCAAGAGAAGATTTATGATAACGATTTTGAATTTATATTAAGGACATAGTATGGGTTACGATGTTGATAATAAAGATGTTGATGTAGATCCAACTATTAAAGATAATGAAGATGTAGTTACTACTGATGACAAGGGTGATGAGGAAGTAGTTACTACTGATGACAAGGGTGATGAGGAAGTAGTTCTTACTGATAGTGATGACAAGGATGATGATGTATCAGAAGAATTTACGGCAGTTGAAGATGAAACGCCTTTAGATTTTGAGCCTCCAGAAGATTTTGAAGAGGATATTGAAGAAGAAGAGATTGAAGAAGAAGAGATTGAAGAAGAAGAGATTGAAGAGGAAGAAGGCACACCACCTAATCCCATAACCCAAGTAGGATTAGAGGCTACGGAGAATGATAATTTCTATTTTGTAACTAAGCCAGATGAAAAATATATTGGTTTGTTTCATATTCATCAAGACCAAACTTATATGATAGGTGAAGGTGTATTAGGCGCTGAACATGATATAAATCCTGACGAAGTAATATTTAGAAAATTTACATTTGAAACTCTACAGCATGTTCGAGAGATAGTGAGTGATGTATTTTATAAACTTTGGTTTACGGAGAATACATTAACTGATGATCAAATTTTATCAATGCAAACTACTATTCGTGATGGTAAAAAACAAACGGGAAGAATAGAAGATGAGCCATTGGTGTTTTATAAAAAAGATAGAAATACCCTAGAGAATAGAAAAGACTTACAAGGTGATAATTTTGAATTGATTTGTCAAAATATTTATGATAATAATTTAGATAATATTGAAGGTAACTTTAGTTTGATATTTCCAGAAGAGACTCCCATATCAGCTCCTGATGGAATTCCACCATTACCAGGACAATATTGGAAATCTAAACAATATATAATAAGGTATAATAATAATACAACTATTATTGATGTGGTTATTGCTGAGGAGGCAATATTATATTTTGATGAATCTTTAATTACAGGACAAGACGATTCTGATTTGGGGGGGATGTAATGGCAGAACAAGTAGTAAGAAGATATTTTCTAAATGTTTTAAATTTAGGTCAATTGACAAAACCAAAACTTAGTAATAAAATAGATCCTGATAAAGCTCGTGATATTTTAGATACTAATATATTTGAATTATTGCCTCCACAAAGTACTAGACAGGCAAAGATTGATTCCTTTTTTCAAGATTTTGATTCGTTAATAGGACCTAAACCAGCATTCGAAGATGTCGATGGAGATGGTGTTGGTGAAAGTCCATTAAATTATGTAGAAGATGAAGAAAGCAGAATCAGTCACGAAGACCAACCTAATGCTTTTATAACAAGATTAGATTCTCAGGCTATAAATAGTACAATTAATCAAGATAAAACTCTTGAGTCGATGAGAAACAAACTTAATACATATCTAGGTGATGTTGATAATGTTATTGAGGATTTGGGTGACCAAAGACCTGATTATGAAAATAAATCAAGTGGATTTTTAAAGATAAGAAAACCTAATCAAGCAATTATTATAACTTCACAAAATGAAGATAGATTATTAGATTTTCAAAAACCAACGGGACCAAATAATGAACCAAGTTTTCTTCACGATGGTTTTACACTTACAATGTGGGTTAGATTTGTTAGTAAAATAAGTAGTGGTACTTTATTTAATTTTGGAAATCCAACATCAACAGAAAGTCCATATGGTTTTAAATTGGATACTGTAGCTATACA